ATTTGTGTTGGTGATGCTATGAACACATTATATCTATTTCACTGCGAACAACTGAAGGTGTGAAGTGGGGTGGTCTACCTCTCTAAAATTTACACCTAATTTTTCAGATAGCCACCCATTTTTATATTGTTCTATTAAATTACAAATTATAGTTTACACCCATTTTTTCATATAGACATCTATCATTTATACTCATTTTTTAAGATAGCCACTCATCTTTAATATGGTCTATTATACTAACATTTTCATTATAACCACCATCATCTATTTTCATATTATGGTTAATCTATATTCACCATTACACTATAAAAATTTATATACATACACTATACCTATTTATCATTATTACATATCTTTCATTATAGCCACCCATATATACATTCCCATATACTACATTACTGTCTGTTCCTAACCACATCTATACTTATACCAATTTTCATATTATGGTCTATCCATTATTATACTGGAAACTCTAAAACTACCTTACTCACCATATATTATACAAAAGTTATACTTTTCACCAAAGGTTTCTATAACTGTTTTCCTTTTTCCAGAGAATATAAAATTTTTACCTAAATTTTCAAGCAGGCACCCATAGTTATCCACAATATTATAAAGTTATCCACATAGTTATCCACAATACTAGGCACTATTTTATAGCAATTATGTACAAAATTTAAAGTAAAAATAATTTTAAATTTCAATTATATTTCTCCAGGACATGTAAAAATTTATAAGAAATTTTAGTTTGCCACCTCCTCGAAATGTATATTTTTTCTCTTTATATAGTAGGGACTGGTGATAGGTGGAAAAATCTAAATTTACTTCTTGGGAAAAAGATGGTAATGGTAAAAAGATATTTAAGAAGTTAAGGAATAAATATGAGCGCAGGAAAATAAAAGAATACATAAGGAGGGAATACTATGACGAAAAAGGCACAAATCTTGGCTGATACGCCAGACGTAATCTCTCCTGAGGATAACAGATGGTGGGAACGTTCTGCTAGTAAACCAACATTTGATACACCAGAAGAACTGTGGGAAGGTGCCTGTGAATACTTTAAATGGGCACAGGACAATCCGTTATACGATATTCGGCCATTCCAGTTTAAGGGTGATGTGGTGTTTAAAGCTGTTCCTAAGAAAAGGGCATTTTCCATTCCTGGATTATGCAATTTTCTTAAACTGACTATGGGTAGATGGTTATATTTGAAGGCCAAGAAGGAAGAGTTTGCGGATGTTATAGCCAAGATAGAGCAGATAGTATTCCAGCAGAAGTTTGAGAATGCAGCTGCTAACCTGTTGGATGCAGTGATGATATCCAAGGACTTAGGGCTGAAGAATGCTCATGAGTTAAGTGGCAGCATATCCACCAATAACAAGTTTGACTTCTCCAAGGTTAGTAACAATGAGATTAAGGACTTAATTAAGGCAATGGAAAAGATGAAGATTGGTGGGTCTGATTAAAGTTGGCTCAAATATATTCTACAGGTGGTAAGCGTAGAGATTCATTTACCGCTCAAGATATTGCCAATAAGGAAAGGCTGGCTGAATTCTTTTCATTATACGGACATTTGTTACAGGCTGAATACTGCAGACGGGAATTTGCCTATTTCATCAAGACCATGTGGAGTGAGTTATCCTCAGAGGAACTTAAGTGGAACTGGCATATGGAATATATTGCCGAGATATTATCTCGCATAGCACATAGGGTGGCAGATGGATTACCCAACGCTGGTGATTTGATAATCAACCTGCCACCTGGTTCCAGTAAATCATCCTTGGTCAGTGTTATGTTTCCAGTATGGTGCTGGACTAACTGGCCTTGGATGAAATTCATAGTTTGCAGTTATAGTGGTGCATTGGCATTAGAACAGGCTGAATTGAGCAGGGATTTAGTGAAATCAGACACATTTAAAACATTGTTTCCGAACATAACCGTTAAACGGGATAAAGACACTAAATCTAATTTTAAGATTGAAGTTAAGAATTATGATGGTTCTACTACAGTAGGTGGTAACAGGTATTCCACTTCAGTTGGTGGTACCTTGACTGGATTTCATGCTCACATATTGATAGTTGATGACCCGATAGACCCTAACAGGGCAGTATCAGAAATTGAGCTTAACAAGGCCAACAGGTGGATAGACCAGACACTGTCCACTCGTAAGATAAACAAAAATGTAACTCCTACTATCATGATTGCACAGAGATTACATGAAAATGATCCTGCTGGTCATATTATGAGTAAAGAGAACAAAAAATACTTTAATATTTGCATTCCTGGTGAAATAAGGAATTATAGGCATAAAGTCAATCCACCAGAGTTAATTCAATTTTATAGGGATGATTTGCTTGATCCTGTCAGAATGAACTGGGATGCATTACAGAACCTTGAAATAGACCTAGGACAGTACGGATATGCCAGCCAGATAGGACAAGACCCTATTCCTGCTGGTGGTGGGTTGTTCAAGGTGGATAACTTCAATATAGTGGATGAAGTAGAAGATAAGATAGCCATAACCGTTCGAGCTTGGGATAAAGCATCCACTGCTGGCGGTGGAGCCTATACTGTCGGTGTAAAGATGGCCAAGACAATAAATAATAAATTTGTAATCTTGGATGTAATCAGAGGTCAATGGTCAACCGATAAAAGAGAACAGATAATTAAGGACACCGCAGAGATGGACGGCAGACGAACGATAATATACATTGAGCAGGAACCTGGTAGTGGTGGTAAAGACAGTGCTTTAGCCACTATAAGAAATTTAGCAGGGTTCTCTGTATATGCCGATAAACCGACTGGTGATAAGGTTTACAGAGCAGACCCGTATAGTGTACAGATTAACAATGGTAATGTGTTTTTAATTAGGGCACCATGGAATTATGCATTTGTAGAGGAACACAGGTATTTTCCGTTAGGCAAATATAAAGACCAGGTGGACGCAGCAAGTTTAGCTTTTAGTAAGTTAACAGCTACAAGACGTGCTGGCCCTATATTAAGATAGGTAGGTGAAAACATGCCAAGAACCAGCAAAGTTAAAGCATTAGAGGAAAGAATAAATACGTTAAGTGCAATAGTTGGCAGGGCCAATCTATTGGCTAGACTTGGCTTTTCCTATGGTGGAGAACGGGATATTTACAATGCTTTAGGTTATCCTAAGAATTTAACTTTTGATGATTATTATGTGCAGTACAAACGACAGGATATTGCCAAGGCCATTATAGATAGGCCAGTTAGTGCCACATGGAGAGGCAAAATTAGCGTAATAGAGACTGAGGAAAGATATACGGAATTTGAGAAAGGTTGGGATAAATTAGATTCTCAACTGAACTTAAGAGCTAAATTTGCCCGTGTTGATAGACTGGCTGGATTAGGTCATTATGGTGTCTTACTATTAGGATTTGATGATGTGAAGTCAATCTCCGATATGGCCAATCCAGTAAGAAAAGGCAAAAGACAATTGAAGTATGTCAAACCATTATCAGAAGTAAGTGCAAAGATACAGGAATGGGATAATAACCCTAATAGTGAAAGATATGGATTTCCTCAAATATATCAACTGATGCTGGAATTAGCGGACACATCTACCATAACGATAAATGTGCATTATAGCAGGATAATTCATATTCCTGGGCAATTACTTGAAGGTGAAATAGAAGGTATGCCTAGGCTTGAAGCAGTGTTTAACAGATTATTAGACCTTGAAAAGGTAGTTGGCGGTTCTGCAGAAATGTTTTGGCGTGGTGCCAGGCCAGGATTTAAAGGTATTGTTTTAGAAGGATATGAAATGTCAAAAGAAGACGAAGCTGAACTTCAAAAGCAATTAGATGAATATGAACATGGTTTGCGAAGATTTTTGGTAAATAGAGGTGTGAACATTGATGCATTAGCCCAACAGGTATCCGATCCAAGAAACCATGTAGATGTTCAATTACAGATGATTAGTGCTGTAACTGGAATTCCTAGAAGGATATTAACTGGTAGTGAACGTGGTGAATTGGCATCTACCGAAGATAGAAATACTTGGCTTTCCATGATACAGGAACGCAGAGAGGAATATGCAGAACCTGTTATATTAAGGCCTTTTATAGATAAATGTATAGAGTTTGGTGTTTTGGCCAAGCCTAAAACTGACTATACTGTTCAATGGACTGACCTGTGGGCAGCCAGTGAAAAGGAATTGGCAGATATAGGACAGATTAGAGCAACTGCACTTAAAGACTATCTCATGGTTCCTGGTGCAATGGACGTAATACCTCCAGATGTATTCTATGAGAAGTTTTTAGGCCTAGGCAGAGATCAAATAGACCTTATTAAGGAACTTCAACTAAAGGGCATAGATGAGGACATACGTGGTAGTGCTACAGAAGAGGAAGAGGAGTTATTAGATGAGTCTTCAAACGTTGAGTGAAAATGAAAAACGTACCTTGATAACTAGATATGACCCAACAAGGACTACCACATTACGAAATCAGTTTGCCAGGAATATGCGTGGTAGGTTTGATAGAGTATGTGCAAAGATAAACAAAGCCATAATTGAACAGGATTGTTTTGGCATGCTATCAACCTATCAGGATATTCCACCTAGGAGAGCATATGATTTTCCTAGGAGTCAAGATAAGATAGCTGAATTCTTGAACTGGTTACAGGAGCAAATTGACAATGATATTCTTGAGGTTATACCTTATGCACAGCTTGGACAGGCAATAGAACAAGCATGGATGAATAAATTTATTCAAAGTGCATTCCAGAAAGGTATTTATATGGCAAGACAGGAATTAAAAAAAGCTGGTTATGCTATGCCAGATTTCTTACCAGATATAGATGTGATATTCAATGCTCCGTTTTATCTTGAGCGTGTAGGATTAGTTTATACAAGAACTTATACTGATTTAAAAGGAATCACCGATACTATGGCCAGTCAAATAAGCAGAGTATTAGCTCAAGGAATGGCAGAAGGCAGAAATCCAAGGGAAATAGCCAGAATGCTAACTAAAACGATAACTGGCCCTAGTGGAGATTTAGGATTGACAGACATACTTGGCAGATTCATTCCAGCCAAGAGACGAGCAGAGATGTTGGCCCGAACCGAAATAATAAGGGCGCATCATCTAGCTAAAGTACAGGAATATCGTAACTGGGGAGCAATAGATGTGAAGGTAAAGGCTGAATGGGTTACTGCTGGATATAATGTCTGTGATAAATGTGCAGCGTTAGAAGGAAAGATATTTGAATTAGATGAAGTGGAAGGTATGATACCATACCATCCTAATTGCCGATGTACGATAGTGCCAGTTGAAACAGAAGAGGAGAGTGAATAAAATGCCTTGGACAGTAGACGATGTAGAGAGATTTCATAAAGGATTAACTGATCAGGAGCTTGAAATCGATGTAGTAGTTCAAATTCCTCCAATAAGAGAACGCTCTGTAAGAGTAAAAGTTAAAACTGTAGAAAAGAAGGAGAGATAGGAATGGCACAGATAAATATGAGTGGGCAGTATGCAACCACCGAAAAAGAAAAAAGGCAATGGGTGGAAGTAGCTAATTCGGTGCTTGAACGCTGTCTGAAAGAAGGCAAAGACCAAAACACATGTGAAGTGTCAGCCATTAAACAGGCCAATGGCGTAGTAGGTAACAACAGTTATTCACTTATTAATACCAATGCAGGATACACTATATCAGTTAAGAAACATGAAGGTGAAAAACACCTAGTCGTTCCTGTGGTTATGATGGTTGAAGGTGTGCATAATGGAAGTCATGGGCCTTTGTTCCATCCAGCAACTGAACTTGGCAAATTTCCAGAAGTGTGGAATGGTATACCTGTTATAGTGAGACATCCTCAGAAAAACGGTATGTATGTATCTGCCAACTCTCCAGATATAGTGGACGAACAGGTTATTGGTAGAGTATACAATACTAAGTTTGAAGATGGTAAGCTTAAAGCTGAAGTGTGGATAAATGAACACAAAGCATCGTTGGTCTATCCAGAAATACTTAGTTGTTTAAGGAAAGGCCAACCAATTGACGTAAGTGTTGGTGTATTCACCGATGACGAATATATCTCTGGTGAGTGGAATGGTGAGAAGTATATTGGTATAGCCAAGAACCATAGACCAGATCAC